TCAAGACTGGTATGAGTCATACTCAAGTGAAAAAACTTACAAGTCCCTCCAGAACAACTTCACTCTCAACCTTTGTATTTGGGTTTTTGACCTTAACAGTATGAGAGAGTTTAGGCATAGTTACAAAGAAATTCTCAATCTCCTTAAACTGCTTCGTATTCATCTGCTCAACAAAATCTTTCAGTTCTTTTTTGGAGCAGTCAGAGGCATTCCAAGACTCTTCACTATCATAAACAATATCAATACAAGAAGTAATCATTGTTAGTGACTTATCAACATCATTATCACCATCGGCAACTTCAAAATTGTTTTCTACGAACTGATCCAACGAAGGATACTTAAGCTTCATGGAGAGATTATCATCTAACTTGATAATATTACTGTGACTTGGATCTTTCTTCACTTTGATGCTGTCAAGTTCAATTTCCATTTGAACCGTAGTTTCACCATCATCAGGACAAGTTACATTTACCTCAACGGTTTCACCAACAGACTTGGCCCGAACATTAAGGAATAAGTATTCAATATCAAAGGTTGATAAGTCTTTTACTTTGACACCTCTGGTCAAAATACATTCAGAAAGAATCTGGACGATCGCATTAGAAATTTGCTTTGTATCTTCTGTTTCTAATGCAATGATTAAAATCTTTTCTTCTTTTACTAGGAATGGGCGATATTTAATCTTCTTTCCAGTTGATGGCAATTCCAACTCATATGTTGGTGTAGAAATTTTTGGTAAAGGCATAATATCCTATAGAATTTCAGTTGTGATTATTTATTGGGTATGTCTAGAATGATTTTAATTATAACTCTTCATAATTTGTTTCATATCTATCATAGTTCATAGTGACTGTAACCTGCAAAATTTCGGAAGGTCCATAAGATACTGGAGTAGCCGATAAAGATTTTGGAAAGGCATTTACAAATTTATAAGACAAATATCTATTCTTTTTAACTTTAAAGTCTCTCTCAAATTTAATTATTTCCATATAACTTTTGTAGTTTTTTGGATAATTAAATCTTCTATATAAATTTCCGCTTGTTGGTTTTACACCCGCAGCATTATTCTCTACTTCAGCAATTTCTCTTATAGCTGCTTCTGCTCCAGCAGCATCTCCAATTTGGAGTTTGTAGTCTTTTAAAAGAGTATCAAAAGGTTTTCCTCCTGAAACATAATTCATCCACTCTTCAAAAAATCTCAGAGTTCTATACTCCGAATCAACATAATAAGTAAAATCAATATCCGTATACAATCTAGTGTGTGCAAACTCTTGTGTAATCCCAACGTAATTATCTTTTACTTCTGATGTTGCGAAAGTAGAACCTGGCAAAGATGCAGAGGAACATAAAAGTGGTAATTGTATATCAGTCACTCCTTTAAGACCAGGTGGTGGAGAAACAATAGTCAAATAATTGTTACTTAGGGATAAATTTCCGATTTGAGAAAGAACTTCCGAATTCTGAATTCTACCATATCTTCTCAACAACCCTGTGTATAAAGATCTTTCAGTAGGTTTAGGTTCTGGTTCTTTAGGTAATTGGGGTTCTTCTGGTCCTATTTTACTTACACTTCTTTGTTCAAGTTCATACAGAGTTCTTTGTGCCCCAGTCAATCCCAATGGTCTATCGGCAGCCATCTAAATACCTTATACGAGTCTTACATTATTAAGTATTTAGATGTCATATAAGGGAAAATACCAACCTTCATATCCAAAAAAATACAAAGGTGATCCAACAAATATAATCTATCGTTCTCTCTGGGAGCGAAAATTTATGATCTATTGTGATACTAATGAAAGAATTTTAGAATGGGGAAGTGAAGAAATCATTGTTCCCTATCGTTCTCCCGTTGACAATCGCTACCACAGATACTTCCCAGATTTTTATATCAAGGTGAAGGATAAGAATGGTAAGATTAAAAAAATGATTATTGAGATTAAACCATATAAGCAGTGTATAGAACCCAAAGTCCAAAAAAGAAAGACTAAGGGTTATATCTATGAAGTTATGGAGTATGCCAAGAATCAGGCAAAATGGGGTGCTGCCAAAGAATGGTGTTTAGATCGTGGTTATGAGTTTAAGGTTCTTACAGAAAACGAACTCGGTATTAAGTAATGCCAAGAAAAACTCTAAAACAAAGAAGAAATCCAACAGATGATAATGACAATCGTGTGCGTGGAGTTGTTCGTGAGTTGAGTGGTGTAGAAGATTCTGATGATAAGATGGAAGCACTTGTCAGTGTTCTAAGTGAAAGTGGAGTGATTCCAAGTGCTGGTAAGTTTTATACTTTTTTCTATACTGCTAAAACCAATGGAATACAATATGATGAGTTTCCACTAGTCGCAGTGACAGATGTTTATTCTTGGGGATTTCGTGGTGAAAACTTCCACTGGCGTGGTGAAATGAGAAAGTATAATTATAATCAAGTCGTTGGTCAGTTATATGAAATCTATCCAGAAGAAATTTCTGATGTGGTAGAACTCAGTTTTGGTAAAGTTCGCTCTAAATAGTTAGAAAAAGGATAAATGGCGAAAGAAAAAACACAAATACTCAGATATCCTTATGAAGCGTTGACTGATATTACCGATTATTTTCAGATAAATCTTGTTAGTAGACAAACAAGAAAATCTGATTCATCTGGTTCTGGTGTGAGTTCACAAAGTTTTGAAGATCTAGGAAAATCAATTGACTTTAATAATAAATCAACATCTGACGTTTCCTTTGCAACTGGAACAAGTTCTTTAACAAATACTGTTGTTACCACAGATGGAATAATTATATTACCAATGCCTTCAAGTATTGTTGATACTAATCAGGTTAATTATTCTGATGACTCTTTGGATGCAATTACTGCTGCTGTTTCAGGATTTGCTGGTGGATTAATGACTACCCCAGTAATAGCAGACAATAAATTTGATGTTTCTGGTTATTTGAGGAAAGTAAAAGATAATGTGTCAAGTTCACTAGGAACTCTTTTTGATCCAAAGTCTGCCGATAATTTGGCAGATCTTAAAAGTTTAATAACGGCAAATCTAGCAGCACAGGCAGGATCTCTTGTTGGATTAAATAATTTATCGTTAAATCAAATTTTAGCAAGAACAACTGGAGAAATTGTAAATCCAAATATGGAGTTATTGTTCAATGGTCCAACAATTCGAAATTTTTCTTTCTCATTCAAATTAACTCCAAGAGAAAAAAAAGAAGCAGAACAAATAAAACTTATTATAAGATCTCTTAAAAAGCACATGTCTCCTAGAAATAATGAAGGTTTATTTCTATCTTCTCCACATGTATTTGAGTTGAGATACAAACAAGGTGTGAAAGACCACCAATATCTCCATAGATTTAAGAGATGTGCTCTTCAAAATATGAGTGTTAATTATACTGGCGAAAATGTTTATGCAACTTACGATGATGGGGCACCAGTTTCTACAATACTTTCACTATCATTCAAAGAACTTGAACCAATTTATGCAGAAGATTATGATAAACCGAATAATGGAGAAGCACCAGGAGGAGTAGGTTACTAAAATGGGTTATTTCAGAGAACTACCAGACTTACAATACCAGTCATTTCTTTCTGATAGTCTTTCCTCTCAGAGTTATTTGACTGTCAAAAACTTATTCAGAAGAAACAAACTTCGTGATGATCTGAGTGGTGTCTTTACTCTCTTCAACAAGTACGAGATTCCAGAGGGTTCCAGACCAGATCTCGTAGCAGAAGAGTTTTATGGTGATGCAGAACTTGATTGGGTCGTTCTGATGACTGCTGGCATTCTAAACGTAAGAGATGAGTGGCCATTATCCAATTATCATCTCTATAAGTATGCCGAAGAAAAACACGGCACGGCACTGAACGATGTTCATCACTATGAAACCAAAGAAGTAAAGGATTCAAGTGGCAGACTGATACTTCCAAAGGAAAAGGTTGTTGACTCCGACTTCAAACTTACCTATCTTGATGACGGTACAACTTATAGTAATGATAATGATTTCAGTGGAGACTTTACTTTAATATCAAGTCCAGTCAGAGGAGTATCAAACTGGGAGTATGAAGTCAGAGAGAACGATAAGAAGTCTTCTATCTATCTACTGAGAAGAGAATATCTGCAACAATTCCTGAACGATATGAGACAGATTATGCTTTATGATCGTTCTTCTCAGTACGTCACAGAAGACTTAGCAAGAACCGAGAACACCAGGGTCACTATCCCACAGTAGTTTTAGATTCTTATCAAATACCATTACATATCGGTGCTTGCGAGATCGATCTCTCCATTCCCCATCATATCCTTTAATACTACCTCGGGAATGTTTTGTTCCGTCTGCAAAATAAAAATCTTTCTTTGGTTCTGATAGACCACAGTACTTAAAATTGCAAGCCCGATAAATTGTGCCGTGATGATACTCGCTATCAGCGTATGAGATGATCGCTTTGACTTTTGTATCTTTTCTAAGTCTTTTAATCGCCTTTGAAACGAACCAAGAAGTGATATTATACTCTCGTTCCTGAGTATCGGGGTGGATACAGAGTCTTGAGAGTTCGAAGAGACCGTGTTGTTCATTTCTTTCTAGTCCAAAAGCACCTTTTGCAATTTCTGGAACAGGGAGACCAGTAAAGATACAAACTCCCTGAATACCTCCAATATTTAGAGGTGAAAAATCATTATTCTTGTATAGACCGTAATTATAACCAGATTTAAAACCTTTTGAGATGTCTTTCAAATAGTGAAACCGCAGAAGTAACTCTGCGGCTTCGGATTTGCTTACACGGTCTATTGTGTAATCAGATTTCATCGACCAAACTTGCGGTCCATACGAAGTTTAATATAATACATGCCGATGATCCAGAGGGAGAACAGTGCTCCCTCAGCATAGGACATAGTGTTCCATGCATGAACTGCTTCTCCCATATCAGTACTCTGCCAGTTTGGCGAAGTAGGACATTGCATCATCTTCATCTTCATCAGAAGAGGAACTAGAAGAAAGACTACTCAGTTCATTACGCATGGTTTGAGGAACTTCAGGAGCAGACTCACCACGACGCTCACGATCCCAGGACTCTTCCATCTCTACGGTTTCCTGATCTTGCATCTTGGGCACACCACGGACACCCAGAACATAATCAAGACGCTTCTTCAGAGCATCATAGTCCTTGAACTGATCTGCGGCAACCAGTTCGGCAAGGGAATATTCCTTCTTCCAGATTGCCTCCATGGCATCATCATCGTCCAGGAGAGCATCAGGACGTGCGAACTCACTGGAGTCATAGTTGCGATAACCAGCAACGTTCTTTGCCTTCAGTTTGAAGTTAGCACCACCCCAGAAGTCAAAGGGATCGATTGCTTCCTCATCTTCAAACTCAGGTTGCATTGCAGCAGTGAGTTTGTCGAAGATCTTCTTACCGAACTTGTAAAGCATGACTTTACCCTCATTCTGAGGATTGGCAGGATCCTTGACCACATAGACGTTAGCAATGTAGGTCAGTTTACGCTTCTGCTTACGTGCCTGTTCCTTACCAGCATCGGTGCCGTTGTTCCACAGCATCGTGTTGTACTCGGACACAGGATCCTTCTGACCAAGAGTAGTCAGGGAGTTCTCAATATACCAACCACCAGGACCTTGGAAGGCGTGACTGTAGAGTTTCACGAAAGGAAGGTCCTCACCTTCAGGAGCAGGAAGGAAACGGATGACGGCATAACCATTGCCGCTTTTATCACATTCCAGTTTCCAGAGACGGTCATCACCATTAGAACCGCCATTGTTATTCATTTTTTCGACTTCCTTGACCAGTTTTGCGGTCAGGTTGCCAAGCTTAGATTGCTTTTTAAGGTCGGAAAACGACATTCGGATTACCTCGGATTAATTGGATTCGGGGGATTTACTCGGATAGTATAGCAAGGATGCCCTCAGTCGTCAAGATAGTCTGTGAGGGATTCAATTGTCTGTTTCATACTGTCGAATAAAACTTGCATATCGGTATTTGCTGGGAAACCCATCATAACTACCGATTTGCGTAGGTTCTCTTTCATCTCAACCGCTTGTGGGTCGTCTGAAAGGGACAACCTAGTATACATGATTCTTTGCTTTTCTAGCAAGACTTTCAACTTTTCAACATGTTCCAATCTCGTCTCACGATCCATCGTGTGGAAAGTGAGAATACTTCCATAGATTTCTTCTTGAAGATCGTTAATTTCTTCAAGTTCTTCTTGAATAATGTCAGATTTAAAAAATTCACTCATTGATAATAGACCGTAAGATTTTTTTATATTGGAACATATCAATATTTAGAAACGGAGAATACTTCTTTAATTTCAAACTGACGGTTTCCCACACTGGATCAGTCAACTTTTTATCAAAGTTTTTTGAGAAATGGAATACTTTGTCGAAGATTGTTAAAGTTTCTAGCGATACGCTCCCGCTTAGATACTTTTTGAGTATCAGAGGGTGACCTTTGGTACAGTTGAACAAAGTCTCTAACTCGTTCTCCGATAACAATTCGTTGCTTTGCTCTTTGAATAAGTACGTCAAACTCTGTTGGCGTTTCATCCAATCGGCGTAATTTCTTTCGCCAGAATTGATAATTTCTCCAATCCATAGGTTTTGCGGGTTGTCGGTGGCAGTGAAATTAGATACTAAAAAATCTACGACTTCTTTATCAGAGTACTTGCGGGAAGTTTTTTCGAACCAGTACTTATCCTTTCGTTTGTTGAAAGAAGTTATACTGGCACGTGTCTTCGCACCATACTTGAAGAAGTCGTATTTTGGGTTTGTGAAATGATTTTTTAGTGAGAGATAATGTTGATAAGTTTCAAAAGGACTCACGATCATAGAGGCAGTTTTGCCCTAGAAGTTCGCTTCATGAAGTTGAGGCGAGTTGCATCCCACTTCAGTCGCTCCTTCAGGGGTTTAGAAATCAGTTTCACCACTGATTCTACCTCAAGATTATTGATTTCGCAATAGTGACAGATGGCATCAATATAGTTGACATTTTCTTCTGCCACAATTTTCTCGATCTCCAGAGCAAATCTGGATGGTGTTAAGAATTTGTTTTCTATTGCTTGTTCTAGTTCTTTATTCTGTTCCATAGAGTTCCAGTTTATCTCTAACAAACTTTCCAATGTATTTGGTGAGTAGTTTGATGTACTTTGATTTGTCTCGTTCTTCATAAACGACGCATTCTCCATTTTCACATGCCATGATGATTACAAGTTTTTTGACTGAAATACCAGTCAGTTCGTACAGCATACAACCATATGCCATGCACTGTACAAAATAGTGGTCGATCCACTCTCGTGGTTTTGGTTTTTTAGAAGTCTTAAAGTCGATTATTGCTAGTTCGCCATCATATTCAGCAATACAATCAACGGTTCCAGCAATGCCTAGTTGCTTACTATATAGGGAACCTTCAAGTGCGTATATATTATTTATACGATTTAAGTCTGTTTTTGAGATTTTGAATAAGAAATCGGAAATGGGTTGTACTTTTGGGAGTTCTTCATTCTTCAAATGATGCTCCACAAGAGTGTGCATATCCGTACCACGACTTGTTGCCTTCTTCGTGATACGGTCTGCTTCCTCATTACCAACTTTCTTTCTCCAATTGATAAAGATCTCCTTATTAAAATGACTGGTCACCCAAGCAATGGAGACCAGTCGGAGAAGTTCTTCTTCATCTGGAACGGAGTAATATCTTACTCCATCAATAGTCTCCCTCTCAAGTTGAGGGAGCTCAATATCAACGTGTTTGAACATTAAAAACCTGCTTCTCGTTTAGCAATAATGTATTCTTTGACCAGTCCAGAACGGACAATATCATCAACTTCAAACTCAATCATATCAAAAGATTGCATTTTACGCAAGACATTCATAAAGTCTACGATACCATTGCGCTCGTTCGTCTTTTGTAAATCGGACTGAACAGCATCTCCACAGAAACAAATTTTGGTATTCTCACCAACACGAGTGATAATACTATCAAGTTCGTGGAAGTTGAGGTTCTGAAATTCATCAACAATCACAATCGCATTATCAAGTGTGGTGCCACGAAGGAAAGAAGTGCTCCAGAACTTGATGGTTTCTTGTGATTTCAGATTACCATAGAGCATCTCAAAGTCAGCATCAGAAGGCATCTGGAACATATACTTTACCATATTCTTATAAGGAATTTGGTAGATGTCTGCCTTATCTTCATGCGAACCAGGAAGAAAACCAATCTCTCTGGTTGCTACAAGAGAGCGTACAAGGTAGATACGCTCATATGGGGTATATTCACTTAAAACATCTCTAAGGGCATTGTAGAGCGTTATAAACGTCTTCCCTGTTCCTGCACATCCATAGGCAACTAAATGTTTTCCTTCTTTATATGAATCAAAAAGTTTTTTTTGATTTTCTGTGAGTGGATCAATTTCCACCAAATATTCAGAACTCAGAGGTTTTTTCCTCTTCATCTGCTTTGCCGTGAGTCCAACCCCAATGGGTTGTTCTGCAGATGCTCTTTTTCTTCTGGGCATGTTAGATCTTTAAGTTTTTTGCGCCTGGTGCTTTAGATGCTTTTGCAAGCACTTCATTCCATCCTGGATTTTTTGCAATCAGTTTGTCTCTCCATTCACCAACGTCAGTAGCCATCGGTGCGGTGGATGGATCGGACCAATCGCGTGTCCAGTCTGGATTATCTTCTAACCACTGATTCCAGTCGTGAATACTCATCACAACTTCTTTTTGCTCACCAGTGGTTTTATTCACTACGGGATATGTTGCCATTGTTAGAAA